GTTCGCGACTGATGCTTCCACGGCTTCGATGGTGCATTGCTGCGCATCAGAGTTGCCGACGTTTTTCACCGTAATCTTTTTGATAGCCGATGCCGTGCCAGCCTGCACCGTGCCAAAGTCGAGAGGAGTTGTCTCGGAGAGCTTCACGTCTCCGCAGGAAAATTCGATAGTTACCATTTTTCATACCACCCTTTTCTGTGTAAGTAAAACATCGTGACCGCAAACGCATTTTCGTGGATAAACCTCTGCATCATGGCTTCCCTCGTTATCAGCGAAATGGTCGCGAATGAGATGGAGTTTCGGTTTCCAAAATTGATACCACTTCGGAAAGCATTTGTAATCAGCGCTGAATTTGTAGCTGTAAACATTCATCGCGCCACAGAAAGGACAGTAGACCTTCTGCGTTACTTCTTCCGGCAGCGCAATGCTGTTCGCGTACATCGCATGGAATTCCTTGCTGCATTTGCAGCATTTGATTTTCGTATGGAGTTCAATCATTTCTTTTCGTCCTCGTTTTCCTTCACTTTTTCAACGTAGTAGCGGTACTCCTTGAAATTCGGGTCGATACTCGGGTCATGCTCAATGAGAATTTCATCGTCGGAATTTGTATATGCAACGACGTTTTCGATTCTCGAAGGAGAACCGCTGAAAGGCTTTAGCCCAGTGCCGTCATCTACGACGTAGCCGTGCCATGCAATGCCGCCATCGAGGATGTCCCCGTAAATGTCCGAGTTGTACTGACGTCCGCTGATTTCAATGTGGCCGTCTTCGCTTTCCTTGATTTGGCTAATGCGAATCGGAAGTTCTTCGAAAACGTTGTGGTAGGACACCGTGACAACATCGCCTGGTTCAAGGTGCATCGCCTGCATACCTGTCTTGAACGATACATTCAACGGACATGCGAGGTTGTAGTCGCGATAGAACCGCGCGAGACGCAACGCCTGATTCTGCGAGGTGACGCCGTTAAGCTGTACCTCTTTGTTCACGATTTTTCCGCGCTGCTTCTGGTCGGCAAAGTCCTCACAGAGACACCCGACGCTCGTCCAGTTATTCAAGGGGTCGATGATTTTGACCGTATAGCGATTCGGCGTCTCCGAGAGTTTCAGAGGAGCGATGGAAATATCCGAGCAATTCGTATCGTCGAACTTGTAGCTTACCGGGGTTTCCTTCTCGATTTTCAGCTTGATTTTGCCTTTTGAAATCGTGAGGTAGCCACCGAAGTTCGACAGGATTTCCTGAATCCAATTGATGCCCGACGCTTTCTGGTCGATAACCATATTCAATTCGTAGCGCTTCGCCTGCACATGAACATTGTCTGCATCGTAGAAGTCGATAATCTGGTCGCAGTAATTCGCAGCTGCAATCCAAGAATCTTTGTCAAAGTCCTCGGGCTTGAACCACTTGCCGAGGCCGAATCTCGTGTTAATCATGAAGTCCAAGAGACACAATGCCGGATTCGTCGAATACGCGACGTGTCCGTTGCGCGGGTCATAGACCTTTCGACCTTTGACAATAGCTGCGACGTTCGGATTACCGTTCAACTCCTGACTGACAGAGAAGTACATGTCCAGCCATGCAAGGCCCGGATAGCCACCGACTTCTTCGTAGTTCTCCGGCGTATCCCCGTCGTGGAACGTATAACTTGTGCCGCCCTTCTGATTACCTTTGTTTACTGTGTCAAGCATAACTTTCACAGGGGTCTTGTAGCATCCCTGACGTTCCAACCGAAGGTCGCCCGGGAGCTTCGACGTGACTGCCGTTGGGAAAGCCTGCCAGCCATCGTGCATACGATTGATGTATGACACGAGAGCTGAGATGCTTACCTGCCATTCAAAGTAGGAACCATCCTTCTCTGCATCGCTCTTGTTGCAAAGATAGACATCGTGGATATTTCCGTTTGCCTTGAGGTACAAATGCTTGTCGATGATTGCTGCCTCGGCCTCTGGGTCTAAAAGATTTTGCAGAGTGAAGACTGCCCCCTCTGACTGATTGCCCGTAGGAATCAGCAGGTCATTCGCCGTAACAGATACAACACCTTCGATACCACCCTCACAGAGAACAACGTGTTTGTGAAGCTCATTGGCCTCGGCGTTCGTCCAATGATATGTCTGGTTGCCAGAGATTTTACGCAGACCGTAGACAACAGGAATCTGAGCATTGGATGTCATCTGCTCCTGCGCACGGTCGAATCGCTGAACATCCGGCGAGCCTTTGTCGCCCATATCGAGGCCGGAGTTATGCGTTGCAGACCAAACAGTACCACCGAGAGCAGCGCCCATAACAGCGCCAATCCACGGTTTCGCGACACCAAACAATGCGCCGCCCCAGAAGAAGCCAGCGACGCCGAAGAGGATACTCGTAAAGATTTTCCCTCGGGACTTGCCGCCGCCGTGATGTCCGAAACGCTGAAGGTCAAACTCGAATTGTTCTGTGCTCAATACGTTGCGAGCACTAAGTTGCTTTTCGAGACTCATCAGCGATACTCACTTTCGAACGGGATTGCCGGGAAGCCGCTGAAGTGCTTCATGTTTCCGTACTGCTTACACATCTTCGCCGACTTGTTGCAGCCACGATTGAGCTCCGCGATTTTATCGACGAGGACATCCTGTGCAAATCCGACGTTTACCAAGATACCATTTCCATCAGAGCTTATGATATTCCGCGACTCACCTCCAACGGTAATCGTTCCACACTTCCAGTAATCCTTCGGGTGTGACGTATCGACCGTAATAGTGCAACCGTGAACGCCCTGAATATATACCTTTTCTGTTCCGAGATTCATGCCACACTCGCCGTCGCCGAAATCGCTATTGCAGGCAAGGCGATAATCACGGTTCGGGCAATCGACTTCTGGGAGCCTAGCCGTGAGCCTGCACGAGAACGTACCATTGGAAAACGATGGCTCGTCGATGGTGCCAGAGAAAATCCATTGAACGATTTTCGGATCGTCAAGGCTGTCGGGATAGAGGATACGGACAATCGTTGCGGAGCATCCTCGGAAATCGAAGCCATTCAATGCAAATTTCAAGAGCTCAAACGAACAATCGCCGAGGGAAATTTCGCAAGAGTCTACGATGTTGTCCGTAGTTTTCGTGATTTCGCCTCGCTGAAACGGAACGCCGAAGTATTCCTTGCCACCAAATGTGATGTTTTCGTCGCAGGCTGCGAGGCGCATAGTGCCTGTGCGGAGATTGATTGTGTAAAGCTCGATGAAGAACGGATTCCCAGAATCCTTTTCGGTCTTCATCACAACTGGTAAAACAACGCTCATTGCTTTTTCCTCCTAAATCCATATTTGAACGCAGGCGTCCACCACTCGCGCGGGTAAATCGTCGATTGACTTACGCCATACACAGTCGGAACCTGCATCCCGAGCACCTTCCCGTATTCAAGGTAGATGCCTAGGTGCTCGTCGCCATCGAAGTTCATCACGACAACATCGCCATAATCGAGGTCATCGTAGTCAACCCGGGTAAAGTTTTTCAGCAGATACCGATAAAGCCGCGCCCACATCCGGGGCTCGGCGTAGTTCTCTTTAGTGACAGGCTCCGGCTCGTCATCGGTGAACGTCTGAGGCCAGCCGTGCTCCTTATAGAACAATCGACAGAGGCCAATGCAATCACAGCCGTCAAACGACGATTCGCCGAAGTAATGCTTGATACCAATGAATTTGTTAAATCCATCCATCATCGTCATCATCACCGCCTCCTGTTTCTTCCTCAGCACTCTTAATGTTCTTCACGACGTCGAGCTCTAAATTGCACTTGTAGCCGATAATCTGCCCGGCCTCACGATGGTCTGTGATTTCGAGCTTATCGGGGAACTGCACTTTCAATTCTTCGCCGTTATTGCGATAGAGCAACGGAATCCGGCAATGTGAATTGAAGAGGCGAATCATTTTGTCGCGCTCGGGTTTCAGCCCACACCACTCGCCGGAAATCTTTCGAGCGGCCCATTTACGCTTCTGAAAAAATCCCGTGCGCTCGCCGAGCTCCACCTTGCCTGTGTTCCAATCGAAGGTTTCCTCGGTCTTCCCAGACGGTACCGGGAGCACATCGTCCTCCGAGGGCTCCGGGTAGCTCGTCGTTGGTGTGTCCACTTCGAGCGCCACGGTGCACGAGAAGGTCACGATGCGACCGTACTCTCGATAGCACTTCGGGACAATCGCCGAGACAAACCGCACCTTTTCTTTCTTTCCGTCGTACTCAAAGATGAACGGATTCTCGATACCTCGATGGTCGTTGTAGAACTTCAAAAAGGCCGTGAAATTCGACTTGTAATCTCTCATGCCACCAATGGTGAACTCGTAGGTCTTCTTCGCATGCACGCGTTTCCTCACGTACTGCTTCGTGCCATTGTCGAACTCCACTTCTTTATTGTTCCATACATAGGAAATCTTCACGTCTCCAAACGGAGCGAAGGGAAATGTGTCCATACTTTGTTCCTCCTTTGTTATAACAATGGATAGTCTTTGGCCCCCTACCCCATAACTTAGCTGTGCCAAGGTGTTCTAAACCATCCTCGGAAAAGGAAAGGGAGCTCGTTGCTCCGAAAGGAAAA